ATCTAATGGAGCAATTACTGCTTTAGCTTCTTTGGCTGCTATTACTAGACGTGATAGTAGTTCAATGGTTGTATCTACGCCTTTAAATAAAAATTTGTCTAATAAATTATCATCAGGAACTTCTTCTAAAATGATTTTTTGTAATTCTTTTATTTTTCCAGTGAATTGCTCAATTTCTTTTTCGTTTGTAGATACTACGATCTTAGCTTTTAAATCGGCAATTTCCTCACTTTTTTCTATAATCCTGTTTACTGCATCAACGCCAATTCGTTGAACTAACTGAAATTGCGCTAGTGATTTCTTTCATGCGTCTGTAAAGGTAAAGTCTATGGCATCAAGGCCATCTGAAAAATCCTTTTTAAAATCATCCAAAAGACTTTGTAAACCTGACTGCCTAAACCCCTTTGCCAATAGATTACCGAGTTTTGTTCCTAGTTCACTAAATGTCGGGCCTAGAGTGCCAAATTCGTCGTCTATCTGGTCGCCTATGCCTTTCAGTCCTTCAATCAGATCTCGTGGCGCTACCTTACCTTGTGCGCCTAAATCTTTAAGCTCACCGATTGTTACACCAAGTTGCTTGGCTAATGCTTGCAATGCTAAAGTTGAGTTTTCACTCAACGCTCGGAATTCTTCACCATCAATTCGGCCCTTACGAAATGATTGACTTAGCTGAATCAACGTTGAATTTACTTCGGCTGTGGTGTTGCCTTCAAGTTTAAATGCCTTGGTCAAGTCTTCAGTAAAACCTAACAGGTCTTGTTGCGATATTCCCGCTTCTTGTCCTGCCCTGGTAAACCTCGCAAAAACGCCGGTCAGTTCATTTACATTTTGACGTGTCTCTTGGGCTATTCTGTTTAATTCCATTTGAACGAAATTAAATTGTTCTGTGTTCGCTGTTACATTGCGAAGTTGGTTATCGGCGAGCGTAATACTATCAGCAAAAGTAACGAATTGCCTGGCACCTATAGCAGCAAAAACACCTTTGGCTACATTGGAAAATCTGAACAGAGAATCGCCAGCACGTTTAGATCTTTTTTCAATATCAGTAAATGATTTTGCAGTTGTATCTTGGAATTTCTTGGTTTTCTTCGTAGCATCAATAATATTGGCGTTATATTTTGATATCTTAGCCTGTAGTTCTAATATGAGCTTTTCTGTGGTTGTGGCCATTTACAAGCTCCTAGTGATCGCCAAAAGTTCCTTTCGTGACCATGCGGGTTTTTTATTGCTGCGGTCATCAGGGTTTTTGGCTTGGTTGACGAGTTGAATTCTTTTGGCGGTTAGGAGAGGGTTAGAATTCCATGCTTCTTCCGGCGACATGTTCAGCACAACCGAACACGCCGCCAAGTATTGATCTATGTCGAGAACAGGGAACTTAATTTTTCCGTGAATGAAGGTATCAAACTCTGTTTCTTTTTTTTTACGTCTTCGGTCTGCTCGCCGATATTCAGGGCGAATATAGCGAACTCAAACACAAGGTAAGGATAGGTTTTTACTAATTCACCATCAGGCATATACTTGTGCGACATAACGCCCTCTAAAAGCACCGCCTCTTGCATTTCCTCGAACGATACCGCTTTATCATACTCGTTAGCAGCAAGATAGAACAGCCACGCCGCAAGGTGCATCTGAGCGATTCCAGAAAGTCGGGCCATCAACTCAGTATTGGCCAAATCTGCTTCTTTTTCAAAAGTACCTAATGATTTAACTATGTTGACCTCATTAATCATATCCATAAATAGAGCATGAGGATCAACACCGGTTTCCGTTTTGAATTTAGCGTATACCCGCGCATTCCACCTCATCGGGTATTCAACGCCATAGACTTTAAGCTTTATTTCGCCATCATACTTATTAACGGCTTGGGTTGGTTTGGTCATTATAGCCCCGCCGCTACTAATCGACGTTCTAACTGCTCAATCTTGGCAAGTAAAATTGGAACCGCTTTGGACTGATCAATACCGGCTGGTGAAACCCTCAGATCTATAGGCTGCTTAATTTCGTTGTCATCCTCATCGAGCTCAGCGGGAACAGTATCGTAAACATCACCCAAAACAAGATCTCTTGGGCCTTGACCCTCTGATCCCATGTCAAGACCAGCATCAATACACAAGTGAGCGTCAAAACCCCAAACTAATTGACCTGCGGGATCGGTTTTCCAATTAAACGTTTTAAAACATGAAAATAGTTTATTAAATTCTGTATCAATAATCGAATCTTCTGGCGGGATGGCAAAGTCTTTTAAACGTGGGTCTGAGCTTGTAACATAAGAGGTTGTTGCGCTTAATGTGTTAATAGAGCCAGCAACGCCAGATGGAGTCCAGAAAATCATTTTTGCAATGGATGCGTCAGTGTCTGAACTGATATCCACTCTACCATCGTTAGCGGTTACACCAATAGCCACCGCGTTCTCAGTACCGTCAAGCATACCGCCGAATTGAGTGTTGCTTGTATTGCCAGTATGATAAACCTCTTGCCAGGCTTGCCAAACGCTACTTATCTGCCGCCTAAAATACATTCTATTAGATTGTACGCTAATAAAAGCTTGCACTGTATTTGCTGCGTCACGAGCAGACACCACTAATCCACCAATTTCTGCGATTGGCGAATTAGATGCCGACGCCCCTATATTAAAAAAGCCTGACAACTCCTTGGTGTTAACATCGCCTGTAAATTCTGTTGGCGTTGCTTTGCCAATATTCCCAGCATCAGCATCGTCTTCAATTACCTGTGTTGCTGCCCACGATTTGTTTTTAGTAAAATCAACCATTTAAACCCGTCCTAATGCTTTATTTGTTGCGGTGTCAACGGCAAAATCTGCGCCTGTATCAACAGCAAATTGGAATGCTAAATTAAGTTCGAAACCTTCAGTGCTTGATATTGTAACAGAGCTTATTAAGGCTGAGTTTTGTTCTGCCGGTTCGGATATCGCCGTGATCATAACTTTGAAACGCTCAACGCGATCTAGTAATGGGCCATACCTTACCTGAAGGAAGAAAAATGTCTTTGCAATATACTGATCAAGCAGGAATTGATAAGCCACATCAGTACTAAAGATTATCTCACTAGCTATATCAGCGGTCTGCTTGCCTTCGCCCTCAAGGAACTCGCGAGCATTGGGAAGTGACTTGTTTGATATGTCGATAGCCTCAGTTACCAAATTCTTACTATGTGAAACTTGCCCACCGATTAAAATTGCAACGTTGGGTGTTGTCTCAGCAAGTAAGATAACTTTCGAACCATTGAGTACATCGGCTAAAGAGGCCATGTTACGATACCGAAATCACGCCGTGAGAACTCAGAGTAAACGAGTCAGCAACGGCGGCGTTTAATGATGGATTATCACTAACGGCAGTGATCATGTACTGCGAGATAATAGTTCGCGACCCTGCTGTTCTGCGAAGCCGTACAAATGATTTTGCGTCATAAGCAGTATAAAGCAATAGATAAGCGGCGGCGGTGTTATTGATCGCTTCAATCGAAACGTCCAATAAGCGGCGGCCTTCTAACTCAAGAAATTCACGGAAATCGGCCAATGATTTATTGGTGATTTCGATTGATTCAAGCGTGTCGCTTAACGTGTGAGAAGTCTCGCCCGGTAACTGAATATAATCAGCACCATCTAACGTTTGTTCAATTTCGAGAAATACTTTAGTGCCTGATAATGCACCTGTAATACTAGCCATGATTAAGCCCTTTTTTAAGTAATGTTGTAATTATAACGCTAACGGTCTATGTAAGCAAACCAAGTTATTGATAGGTCAACTATGAAGTATGATCCATCCTCCCTGGCTGGCTCTGGTGATGCTGAATCAATCTCAATGACACAAGTGTCAACCGTGTATTGTTGCCCCGTTTTATAGGCCGCAAGGAGTGTATCTAGCGTGGTTAAAATAGTGTTTTTGCCTTTGTTCTGTTTGCTATAAATGCTTATTTGGAATATGCCATTAAATTGATCTGTTAGGTTTTTATCCAATGGTATTGTATCGGCTGGCAGGTTAAACACTTCAAGCCAAATGGCGGATGCACCGGCATTGCTTTTGCGTTCAGTCGTATCATTCTCTTGCACAATCGGAAACCCAAGAGCCAAGTCATTGACGGATCTAACTAATGCTTTTTCGACAGCGAGCCAACTCATAAATTTTTCAACCTTTTACGTAATCTCAATCTCATATTTGCAACATTGATTCTTAACATGCCTTTGGGA